AGGGTTGCTGGTCTGTACAAGACCGCAAGACAGGCAGGGTTGTCAGGCACGTAGAGGCTTGCACCCTTGCCGATGTGAAGTTCATCGTCCGTCCCGCCGGACGTGAGAAGGTGCGTCGTGAAGGCAAGAAGAATGTTCATGCCTTTGCTGCCGGTAGGTACAGCCTCAAGAATGGGCTGGCCGCATACTGGGAAGGCGCACGTAAGGTGACGTACAATCCCTACGTCAATGAGACATTCGTGTTCGCTGAAACTGGTGAACCAGTGACGGATGCGTATGTCGTAACGATGGGTACATGGCAGGGCAAGCCCTCTGTCTGGGCCATCAAGAACCAAGCCAACTAACCAACACAAAGGAGATATTATCATGGCTATTCAAACTGTTACCTTCCACAAGCGTTCCACTGGTATGACCGGACAGGTGCTTGCATCCCCCCAGATTGAGCGTAAGCTGGCACGTGTCGAGGCACTGTACGAGAAAGTGTATGGCGTCAAGATGGGCCGGTACAACTTCTACAAGATGGTTCTGCCACACGCTCGTGATGGCAAGGCGGATGTCGGTGGGTATCTGCAGTACATGGCACAGGATGTCGCTGGCATCTTCCTCGATCACATGCACAAGGCACTGGGTGCAGAGGTGCGCCGCAAGAACAAGCGTGATGTCATCGTTGACGTTGGCCCAGTTGAGGCGTATAATCTGCGTGACCTTGCACGTGGCAGGGGTGGTCGTCCAAAGAAGGAGGTAGCATAATGTATTGGGAAGTCGGTATCAAGATCGGCGCGGAGAGTGGGCAGGTAACTGTCCACCCAGCCGCCTTACTGGAGAGCGAGTGGAGCAATGCGGTTGAACACGCATTGGAGATGGCAACTGTATTGTATCCACGCCAGCGCATTGAACTGGAATGGGTCAAGGAATATGAAACAACAGAAGGGAGTATAGACTAATGGTTGCAGTTATATTCGTACTAGGTGCGGCATTGTTCTTGAACGACAATGCGGCATTTGTTCAAGACATGAACGACAAACGTGAGTGGGGCTGTACGTTCAGCTACTCCGGCAAGCAGTATGCACGTGATGATGTGCCGCACATTGCTGTCGAGGACACTTACATCTACTTTACAATGGAGCCATGTGATGAGTAATCAACAGAACGAAGCTATCCTTGAGCGTCTCTATGACGAGGCATACGAGGAGTTGAAGCCATCGTTTGACCAGAAGCAGTATGAAGATATGGCCTACAGAGAGGCAGACCTGCACTATGCGGCTGTTGATTTGGCAAAGAAAAGGATGGAGTTTGACTATGACTAACATCTGGAAACTGGTGATGGATTGGCGGTACAACCCGCTGTCCCACATACCGGACATGAACACACGGCACATGGTAATGCAGGTGCTGGCATGGATGTGGTGCATCATCTTCAGCATGTGGGTGGGCAGTGTCGTCGCCTTTGGCATCAGTGCCATTGCCCATGCCATGCTGATTGCTGGTGTGTTCATCACAGCAGGTGTGTTTGAAACAGCCAAGCGTAGGCCGCAGTATTTCGGTGGGCTTGGCAGAGGTAATGGAGGTGAACATGAGTAAACATACATACATAGGTATGGGTCAGTACAATGACCGGCAGGCACATGTATATGTGCTGGCACATGACAACTACGCGGCACAGGCAGTCGCGGATCGTGGTCGCACTACGTTTCGGCTAGGCGAGTTTCCTACGGAGGAAGAGGCAATGAAAGCCTGTGAAGATTATGTAAAGGGGGAGCCGTATGAATAGGTTCCTGATTGAGCATCACCCTGATGCTATCGCTAAGTCACTGTGTGACAAGCACATTGTCAAGATGCCGCTGGAAGAGGCGCAGATGCTATGCACTAGCCTGTGGCATCATGCACCAGAGTATGCGGAGGAGCAGGGGCTGTACAAGCCTGTGCATCAGAAACATCCGTGTACTCTGTGGGCTATGGAGACACAGGCAAACTACAGCTTTGCCTACAGCCTCTACACATCCATGCTCTGCGAGTATCATCACAGGTATGGCAAGTGGCATGGTGCTGGCAAGCACAGTGTTGCCCTGCACCGTGGCATTGTACACATACCGCAAGGTGGCTTGACGCCACACCCGCAATGCTTCAGCGGACACGATGACTGCAAGACAGAAGAGGCATGGCCGATTGAGGCGTACCGTGCCTTCTACAAAGTGGACAAGGCTGCGTTTGCCCGATGGGACAAAGGCGGCAGAGAGATGCCCTACTGGATGAAAGGAGAATGACGATTAGAAATCTTCTGGTAATGGGAAGATATATATTGACTATGGATAGGTTATGTTGTATAACGTAACTCTCAGTTGCTAATGAAAGGAGACAACTATGCCACTAGATACACATATGTTTACAGCAGAGGAACTGCTGCCCGAAAACCTGAACTTTCCTGTTGAGTATGAGGATACTAAAGTAGATGACAAGAAGTATGTTATCAACGGTAACACTGGTGAGTACCTTGCAGTGGTTGGAAAGACCTTCAGCACTGCTAATCATGGTACATTCTTCACAGATGTACACAATACCATCACAGAGAACTTGGGACCGGAAGAATGCGAGAGCATGAATATCCGGTGGAAGTCTGCCCACAACAATGCGTGGGCCATGATGGACATGTCGTTGCCAGAGGTGACTGCACGTATTGAGTCCGACAAGCATAGCACAACGATTGCACAGCGTATCATTGCTCTGCGTGGCGTGGATGGTAGCTGTTCCAATCAGGTGTACTTTGGAGCCATCGACTTCTTCTGCACTAACGGTATGATTACCGGCGAGTATGATGACATCAAGCGCAGGAACACTAGCGGCTTCAACATGCCAGCCTTTATCAGTGACTTGAAGGGTTCGACACAATCGTTCTACGCACAGTCGGAGAGGCTGCAGAAGTTCGCAACCAAGACACTTTATGTCGGTGATGTAAAAGCCATGCTGGAATCTCTGTTCAAGTCAGAGCGGACGGCAGAGAAAATGCTTGCCCTGTACAACCAAGAGGCTGCAACCCGTGGGCAGAATGCTTGGGCATTGTACAGTGCCTTCACAAACTACTCAAGCTGGGCAGACGAGCGTAACGGGTTCAGTGTCAAGAACACCGGCAAGGATACCAACGCTGTCACTATGTTCCGTCGTGAGAATCAGGCTGCACAGTGGGTGAACAGCAAGGAGTTCAAGGAGTTGCTTGCAGCATGAGTAGGGAATACTTTGCCAATCTCAACCGCTGGACTGTCGAGGAGTATATCCTTGATGGTTCCGGCGGCTGGGACTACAACAACACGTACAAGTTCAAGTGTGAGCAAGGGTTTTACCCGATGGACTATGTAATGGAAAGACTGTCTCGCTGGGGTACGCCTTTAGGGGAAGGTGTGTTTCGACATGACAAGTCCTACGGCGAAGATAAGTTTCGCAAGTTTGGAAACTATAGTTTTGTCGAGACAGAAGATGAGTATCAGTCACTAAAATGTAGGAGGCTCGAATAATGAAGACAGTCGAAGACTTAGTGTTGACATATTATTCTTCCAACGATTACAGCATGTTGAGGGACAAGTCTAAAGCAGACTATAAGTATTTCCTCAACGTGTTGGTCGGTGAGTTTGGTGATGTCAAGTATGACAAACTGACCAGCAAGCAGGCGAAACACGCATACGAGGAGTGGGTCAAGCGCGGCATCACGTTTGCCAATCACGTGTGTACTGTCTCGTCTCTTGTATATCGCTACGCCATCGACATGGAGTATGCAATGGTCAATCCCTTTGCCAACGTCAGGCGTAAGACAGCACCACAACGTAAGGTAGTGTGGACAGAAGACAACGTGCGTCAATTCCTTGACAGGGCGTATGGCCTGTGGGGTAGCCGCAGCATTGGCCTGATCGTACACATGGCATACGAGTGGTGCCAGCGGCTGGGAGACATGCGCCTGTTGGAGTGGAGCAACATCGACTTCGACAGCCATAAGCTATACCTTGAACAGAGCAAGCGGAGAGCAGAGGTCTGCCTTCCGATTGAGGATGACCTGTATGATATGCTGGTACAACAGCGTGAAGACTTCGGCTTTCAAGCCTACGTGGCACCCCGTGTGTTCCCGACTAGGGGTAAGTACCACCCGTACAGTATGCAGCGTCTCAGCAAGGCTGGTAGGGAGATTATGAGGCAAATAGGATTGCCGGAGGAGTTACGGCTGATGGACTTGCGTAGGACAGGCACGACACAGATGGTCGAGGCTGGTGTACCTATGGGTCAGATCATGTCTGTAACAGGACACAGCAACCCGCAGTCAGTGAAACCATACATGAAGAATACGTATGCTAGTGCAAATAGTGCATTGACAGCACGTAAATCTCATGGTAAAAGCACTTAACTGCCGCAAAGGAAAGTGATATATACATGGATAATATATATAACATTGTAAGTGATATGGATGTACCCGTGGGTATGACCGTGCGCACGAACTGTCCCAACTGTGGAGAGCGTACATTTACTGTCACGAACAACATGGGTTCCCTTGTGTGGAATTGCTATCGTGCATCCTGCAACGTGAAAGGTGGCACACGCATTCGTATGAGTGCTGATGACATTCGTGAGGCAGTCTCATACAATGCTGGCTTTGCCGGTGCTGATGACTACGCCAAGCAGGACACGTTCAAGCTACCAGAGTATGTCGTACCCCACGACTGGAACGTGGCAGAGATTGCATGGGAGTTGTATGGGCTGGACGCAGAGGAACTGGGCCTGCTCTACGACGTAAAAGAACATCGCATGGTGTTCCCTATCAAACACGACGGCAAGATCGTGGATGCTACGGGCCGCTCACTAGGCAAGCGATTACCTAAGTGGAGACGGTACGGAAAAAGTGGCTTGCCATACGCATCAGGGTGTGGTAAAGTCGCCGTAGTTGTTGAGGACTGCTTGAGTGCAGCCGTTGTTGGTTACGGCACCTTTGTCGGGGTTGCGCTTCTAGGCACTTCATTGCAAGAGACGCATAAAGGGTATCTCTCGCAGTTCTCAACAGCAATCATTGCGCTAGACCCCGATGCGCTACCTAAGACTTTGCAGATGGCAAAGGAACTACGAGGACATGTGAACGATGTTCGTGTCCTTCGACTAACCGACGACTTGAAATATCGTAACCCGACAGATATGGAGAACCTTCATGGAATTATCAATCATTAGGAGCCTGATGGACAAGTCTTTCTACGATGACCATCGTGGCTCAAAATGTCCGCAACGCCTGTTCAGTAAGGATGTGCGGAAGATCAAGCAGTCTATCGACACTGCTATGGACAGGTACGAGCGGAGCGTCACTCCCGACGAGATCGAAGCCCTGTTCATGTCGGACAACCCGACACTGACCACTGCACAGAAGCAGGCGTACTCTAGCTTGTTCTCGCAGATCAAACGCGAAGAGCCTATGGGTAGTGACGTAGCACAGGAAGTCCTGTCCAAGCTGTTCCAACAGGTAGTTGGCGAGGATGTAGCAAACATTGGCTTTGATATGGTTAATGGTGACGCCGCTAGCCTTGAGGCTTTACGTAACCTGCTTGAGCGTTACGGTGACGACTTCATTCCTAATCTTAACATTGAGTGGGATGACATCAGCATTGAGACACTGATGGCAAAGGCAGAGTTGGAAGCACGTTGGACATTCAACATACCTTCGGTCACTCGCAAGGTAGAGGGTGTGTCTGCTGGTCAACTTATCGAAGTTGGCGCACGGCCTAACACTGGCAAGACATCGTTTCATGCCAGCCTGATTGCCAGCCCCGGTGGGTTTGCGCATCAGGGTGCTAAGTGTGTCATCCTGTGTAATGAAGAGCCAACGCACCGTGTCGGCGCACGATACCTGACTGCTGCAGCAGGCATGTCTGCTCGTGAGGTACGAGACAATATGAACAAGGCCAAAGCGTTATACGAGCCTGTGATGAACAACATCAAGATCAAAGAGGCGGGTGGACGTGACATGGCGTGGGTTGAGTCGGTATGTAAGTCATATCGTCCTGACATCCTTGTGCTAGACATGGGTGATAAGTTTGGTGTGCAGGGTTCCTTTGCCAGACAGGACGAGGCACTCAAGGCGTGCGCTATCTATGCACGGCAGATTGCCAAGACCTATGAGTGCGCAGTGTTCTACATGTCCCAGCTTTCTGCAGAGGCAGAGGGTAGGACAACACTTAATCAGTCCATGATGGAAGGTTCTCGCACAGGCAAGGCAGCAGAAGCTGACCTGATGATACTGATTGGTAAGTCGCCGTCCGTCGAAGGGCAAGAAGAAGATAGTCCACTGCGTCATGTAAACATCGTGAAGAACAAGCTGAACGGATGGCATGGCATGGTGAATTGTGAATTGAACTACTTAACAGCGAGGTACGAAGGATGATAG